TGCTCTTCCAAAGAATCCCGTTACTATTTTCGTTAAAATAGCGTTTGAATAGCGATAGAGTTCCGGTGGCAGAAGACCGTTAGCGAGGGAAATCCTCTGAATCTGATAGGCAGTATCTCTCTGCACACAGACGTTAGAATAAAAGAGATGGACAGAGTAACCGCTCAATTAAGGGCTGGCGTGGAACCCAGTAGCTTATACTAATTTTTTGAGTTACATCGCCCTGACACTTCTCTCAGTAATGAGACACTAGGTCTTGCAACCGTAACTCATCTTGGAGATGAAGCATCAATGGTGATGCAGTGGATTGTAAATCCGCCGCTTTATAGCACGACTGGTTCGATCCCAGTAATCTCCACCAAGAATATAGGAGAGTCGCTGGGCAGGCGTACTCTTAAACGACCTAGGCCAAAGGGGTGTCCTATTCAGTGTTAGGTCTCAAAGTGTTCATGGACGCATACATGCCTGTCACGCATGAGGAGCGGGATCGTTACCCGCTGGGACCGCCAAGTTAGTTGACCAAATTATTTGACTACAATCATTGTATGATATATAATGATAACAATAATGCGAGTGTGGTGAAATAGGTAGACACAAGAGACTTAAAATCTCTCGCTTAACGGCATCCCGGTTCGATTCCGGGCACTCGCACCAAAATAGAAGGTTAGAGCAATGAACTTTAGGACTAAATACATTTATGTTAAAATGTAATTTTTGTAACCGTGATGAAAAATCACCCAACAGTAAGGCTCAACACGAACTGTATTGTAAATCTAATCCTGATGCTAAAGTTAAAAAAGCATCAATGGGGATGTTAGGGAAACAAGGTAGTAATCAGTTTATTAAAGGCACTGCTACTCCTATGACGGAAACAGGCAGAGATATTATTCGTAATTCAAATCGTAATAGAGTTTGGTCTGACGAATCTAAAAATAAACTGTCATCAAGTATGAAACAAGCAGTTGAAAATAATCCAGAAGCATACTCATCTTCTAATAGGGGAAGAGTAAAGCAAATTATTTTTAATGGAATTAAATTTCAAGGAAATTGGGAACTTAATTTTTATAAATGGTGTCTCGCTAATAATATTCCTTGTATTAGGAATACAAAAGGATTTCCGTATGAATGGAATGGCTCCAGAACATATTTCCCTGATTTCTATTTGCCTGAAAAAAAAGTGTATGTAGAAGTCAAAGGATATAAGACTGAACGAGACACCGCAAAGTGGGTACAATTCCCAGAACAGTTGTTAGTAGTTCAAAAACAAGATATAATAAATATTCAACGAAATAAATTTGAGTTGAGTATTTGATTATTGCCTCTATAGCACAATTGGTTAGTTGCAAGCGACTCATAATCGCTAGGTTCCTGGTTCGAGTCCAGGTGGAGGCACCAAACATAGGAGACGTGGCCGAGTGGCCTAAGGCAGCAGGTTGCTAACCTGTCGTATGTAGTAATATGTACCGTGAGTTCGAATCTCACCGTCTCCACCAATTAGCGATGGTTTGCTTTGTTTATGACTTGATGTAAAATGTGAGGGTCATCACTCATCATCCTAGCTAGTAAACCAGTAAGGTAGCCTCGTTCATATAATAATTGTTCGTGGCTATCTTTATATTTACGGTTGTTTTGACGCAACAACTTTTCAACAACATCAATACAGTTTTGTAGTTCCATACTGTATTTATAAAAGAACGTTCCGAGTGTCTTCGGATAGTGTGACCCGCACGATGAGAAGTAGTGTGACAACTACGGGTGGTAGTCTTTAAACCCAAAGGCCGCTAGCAATGCGAGAACGGTCCCTGTCGGGAAGCGGGTGGAAGGTACGAGTGAGGGGTATGATAGCGTCATATCTTTCTGTACTATAATTACCGCCGGGGGATGCAGAGCATATTGAAATACATTAAAGATTGGGTCGTAGCGGTTCATTGAACTTTAGTACATACCAAGGTAGTTAGTGTGTTTCAATATGCTTTATGCACAAATAAATGATTATGTTATGCTAATAGCAACTCTAACTTTATCAGGTTCAATTCCATGAACACCGTGTAACATGCCCGTATTAATACGGTGCCATCTTTTTAGCTCAAGCTGTTCAATTTGTAATGGTTTGTAGTTTTCATTATACACAACCGTTTTAACATTTTTTCCTCCTGTATCTAACAAATAGTTATAGGCATTAATTCTGTTACCGTTATCTATATGTATAGGTAAACCGTTATATATTAATTGATATTGTGGATATATTTTGTATTCAACTATAGATTGTAACCATTCTGCTAAATCATCATTAACATTTCTAGTTTTGAAAAAGTTATATTCAGCCGGTACTGTACTATAAGCTTTAGGTGGCTTATTAATGATATCCGTAATTGATTCAATTAAGTTTTCGGGTACTGGTGGTAAATCTAAGTATTCTATATATTTCATTGAAATAAGTAATCCAAGTTAATTTCTTTTTTTAATCTGATTAATAATGTAATGCGTGGTAAATCGTTAATGTTAGTTACATTATGTACCTCTTTGACTTTTATGACATGTGGAGTGGTCATTTCTAATTTATCTTGTAATACACATTCGGTAGGATTAAAACTATAATAGTCTATAATCTTGTTATATGTAACATATGATTTCTTTACAGGTTCTTTATCTGTTTTGTAAAAATTAACAAAAGTATTTTTACAATTTAGTATTGGTATATTAAAACTATAAAGACTATTACCACTATCAATATGTATAGGTGTGCCGTATGTTTTGTTAATTACATAAAAACCAAACGAATGAACATATTGTGACCAGTTCATATTATCTAATTCAGATTTTAATTCTGGTATATCAAAAAATAATTTTAGATTATCAGGTATATAGAATAAGTTTTCTTTACTTGATAATTCAGTTTTAGGAAATACATCAAAAATCTTTTCTTGAATGATTTTAATATTTTCTAAATAGATAGGTGAATAATATTTCATAATGTATTTATATGCACAGGTGGCAGAGTGGTCAAATGCGACGGATTGCAAATCCGTAAAACCGTGAGTTCAAATCTCACTCTGTGCTCCAAATTTGCGGGATTAACTCAGGGGTAGAGTGTCAGCCTTCCAAGCTGTTCGTCAGCGGTTCGAATCCGCTATCCCGCTCCAATTCTATTTAAAATGTTCATTGCTCTGGTTCTTAACTGGTCAACAAATTCTGATTCAGTTAATACACCTTTAGCAAGATTACATTTTCTACAAGTTACTTGAAGATTGTTGTATGTGGTTTCTCCACCTTTAGATTCAGCAATAACATGATCCATGTGTATTTCTTTATCGGACAAGTCTTCATCACAATAGACACACCATTTACCGTCCCTTTCAATAACTCTACTGCGTAGGTTAAGAGGTATACGTTCTTTCTTTTGTAGCATAAATTTATTTAGCTACCCAAAAGTACTAGACAGATAAATAGTTTTCTAATATAATAGTTAAATGCCCTGGTGGCGAAATTGGTAGACGCACCAGATTTAGGTTCTGGCGTAGAAATATGTGTCGGTTCGAGTCCGACCTAGGGCACCAAAATATTTAGGGGGTGTAGCTCAGTTGGGAGAGCGACTGGTTTGCAACCAGTAGGTCGCAGGTTCGATCCCTGTCTCCTCCACCAAGAAACCCGTTTACACTTTAACGTTATAAAGTGGGTGGGGCAGTCACCAAAGAAAGTGCTAGGTATGTAGTGCATTGACCATCTGTACTCTGTGAAGGAGTGGCGGGAACGCATTAGGTGAGGTATAACACCTTTCCAAAAGAATAAATGTTATGGACAGTGTAACAACTCAGAGATTGGGCTATGTGGTGTAGTAGCAGTCTCACTAATTACCGCGGGGTGGAGAAGTAGTAACTCATCAGGCTCATAACCTGAAGATCGGCGGTGCGAATCCGTCCCCCGCATCCAAATAGGAGAATTATATGCCAATGTATGAAGCAACAGTAAGAACACCGGAAGGTGATAAGAAGGACAAAGTGTACGCACCAAATGTGCAAGAAGCTAAAAAACTACTTGAACAACGACATGGTCCACGTAATGTTCCATATATACCGCATATAATACCAAGTTAATTCGGAGTGTAGCACAGCCTGGTAGTGCGCTTGCTTTGGGAGCAAGAGGTCCAAGGTTCGAATCCTTGTATTCCGACCAATAATTTTTAAAAAGGAAATAGTATGACATGTAGAGGTTATGATTCAAGGGCAGTTAAAATCCCTAAAGCAGTTAAACGTGCGGCAACACTAATTCGTGATGCACATGTACGTGGGGATTTTATTCGTAGTTATGTTGAGATTGAAAAAAGCAATTCACGTACAAGTTCTCGTAAGGATAATAGTAAATGAGTAAAGGTAGCTTACCAAGACCCTATAGTGTTGATTTAAAAACGTTTAATAACAACTGGGATAATATCTTTCGTAAGCCTGATCCAAGAATAATTGAGGATCAAAAGAATGAAGATGAAGCATTTGAAAAAATTGCTAGTCAATCAGAAGTTAAAGATAGTAACCAAGGTGGTTAAAAATCGGGTCGTTAACTCAGTTGGTAGAGTGTCTGCCTTACACGCAGAATGTCGGCAGTTCGAGCCTGTCACGACCCACCAAATAAAGGAGTAAGTATGAGCAAAAGTGAAGATGTAATCAATAGAGCATACGGACACATTGTAAAAGAAGTTACTCCTGTAATTACTTTTGATATCATAGTGTTCCGTGGTTTCAAATACTATTGGTATAAATTAATTAGAAAAGTAACAAGATAAAGGAAAAATATGTCACAAAGCAGAGCAAGATATACAAGTGAAGAAGCCGCAAACATGGTTGGTAATCGTTTTGATTTAGTTCTTATAGCATCACAAAGAGTAAGAGAATTAAAGCGTGGTCATCGTTCTACCCTCAATACTAAATCAGGACCAATGGTAACTGCATTAGAAGAAATTGAGCAAGGACTTGTTGGACGAGAATATCTCAAACGTATTAGAAAAAATTTATAAACAAAATCTCCCTAGTGTAATGGCAGCATACCGGTTTTTTGTTAAATGCATAAATAGATTATGCATTATATAATATATAGAACTACAAATTTAATCAATAATAAATATTATGTGGGTTGTCATCAAACTGCAAATATTAATGATGGTTATTTAGGATCCGGCAAACATTTAAAACATGCCATAAAAAAATATGGGCATGAGAATTTTAAAGTGGAAATATTGCATTTTGCAAATTCAAAGATTGAAATGTTTGATTTAGAAAGACAAATTGTTACTGAAAATTTAATAAATGATCCTCTATCATATAATTTAAAAATAGGAGGCAGTGGTGGAAATCCAGGTATCGTGGGAGCCTTTACTGGATTAAAGCACACCGATGCCACTAAAGAAAAACAAAGACAGGCATCATTGAAACAAAAAATTACTGACAAAACTAGGAAAAAACTTTCTGATAATAATTGGTCTAAAAAGGATCCTGAAGCACATCGCCTTCATATGCAGACAATCGCTAAAATGTCTAGGTCTGATGCACATAATACTAAAGTAGCTGAAGCAAATTTAGGTAAAATACTGGTTAATAACGGTAATTGTGCCAAACGCATAGATAAAAACGAACTCTTAGAATATGAAAATCTAGGCTGGAAAAAAGGTGGTATGCCTAGAAAACAAAAGTAATATGTCTCCGTAGCTCAATTAGGCAGAGCAGTGAGCTCCAAACTCAAAGGTTGGCCGTTCAATTCGGTCCGGGGATGCCAAATAAAGGAATTATATGCCCGCAGTATTTTTAGTATCGGATACACACTTCGGGCATGCCGGAGTATGTCATTTTACACGTAACGACGGTGTTACAAAACTTCGACCATGGACTGACCCAGATGAAATGGATGAAGAAATGGTTAAGCGTTGGAATGAAACAGTACGACCTAATGATAAAGTATATCATTGTGGTGATGTTGTTATCAATAGAAAAGCATTAAAGATTATGGGTCGTTTAAACGGTGATAAAGTATTGATTCGTGGTAACCACGATATCTTCCGTGATGATGAATATAGACAGTACTTCCGTGAACTACGTGCGTATCATGTTATGAACGGTATGATATTAAGTCATATACCAATTCATACTGAATCATTGGGTCGATTTGGCACTAACATTCACGGTCACTTACATGCTAATCGTGTAATGAAACATGTTGAAACATTACATGAGTTTCACCAACGTGGTACTAGACATTATATTGATGTTCGTTATCATTGTGTTTGTGTTGAGCATACAGACTATAGACCTATACTGTTTGAGGATGTTATCAAACGTATTGAAGCAGAAGGTGGTAGTGTAGGATTCAAGAACGGGAATGGACCTGCAATGTAAAATAGACCCTTCGGGGTCTATTTTTTTGGCTATCATCTGACTATTTGATTGTTAGAATAATCACTCATATACATACGACCTCTAGGTATTCTATTCTTTACAGCATATTTTTCTAGTTCTTGCATAGCTTGCTGTTGTGTTTTATTTACTGCTGTAGCAACCTGTCTTCCTGCATTATAGATTCTCCAATCACTTATACGTGGACCTTCAGGCTCAGTAGGTTGCGTTGCCTGAGTTGGTTCCGGTTCTGCTGGTTGATTTACAAAAACATTATCAGGCACTTCTTCTTTGCCCGGCGCACCTGGTACTGATTTATAACTTTGAGGAAATTTTGCTACTATTTGTTTAGCCGCTTCTCTAACATCATATCCATCAGGTGGACTAATTTCTTTACTGCCGGTTTTTACTTCACCTGCTTTTGTAAGCATAGCTCTAACAATTTCTTTCATTAAACCAGGGAATCTTTTAGAAAACTCAAGATCGGCTCCAGTTCTGTTATATCTTTGATCCTGCGTACTATTTACAAGTTGACTAGTAGGCGCATGTAGTTGCCACTTACCGTTCTTATTATCAACATTTTGTTTATCAATTATACTAATGATAGGACCATCAGGAGCATAATTATTAAACCAATTCAATCCACTAGAACCACCGGTACAGAAATTACTCATGTGTCCTGTTTGATTATTAAATGTATAACAAGCACCATAGTTTAATGGCATTATAACATGAAATCTGTCATTATCTAATAGTACTATTTCTTTTCTAGTGCGTTTATGTTTTTCTAATGCTTCAGCATCTTTGATTCTTCTTAGAGTATTACGATACTCGTCTTTTTCCATTGCCTGTTGTAATGACCGTATACTAGAAAACTTATTAAAGTCTTGGTCTGGCTTCTTTAATAAACCACGTGTGCTTAATGCTTGCCATGCACCCAATGCGTCACCACCTTCACCATTCAAATCTTCATAATCTATTGCGTGATTATTATATAGTTTTAATAACCAATTATCAAACTTACCTTCTTTACTTAGATCACCGTAGTCATTCTTAGCTAGTGTTTGATTAACTAATTTACTCCAAGCTTGAACATAATCAGCAACAGTAGGTCTTGGACCCATATCTGCTATTTCATTTTTTGGGAATGTTCTATCATGTCTGACAGCTATAGCTAACATTTTTGCTAGCTTAGGATCTTTCATTATATTAGTGCTGATATCAGCTTCTGCTAAAAAGTGTATTGCTCTCATTATACTAAACTCCTTTTTAGATATGCGAGAACAGCACTTAATTTCTCTCTATCTCCGTTAGATATATCTGCTAATACCTTTATCACACCGTCATTTCTTTCTGCCATTAAACCATTATCACGATATCTATAACCACTAGTTACATTACCAGTAAGTTGCGGATAGTAATATCTTGCTGTTAATATTACGCTAGCACTAACTGCATTGCCAAGGACGTCACTTATCTCATTGTTATCTAAACCCTGGATTGCCTGGTCAATTAATTTTACTTGGTCAATTTTTTTATCTACTTTGTGATGAGCATCATTTTTTGCCATACTAGCAATAACACCATTAATATCAGCTTTAGAAGCAACTAATATTTTTCTAAAAAGTGGTTTAAATCGTTTGGTCAAGGTGGTTACATTAACAGAGTTAAAGTCTGATATAGGTTTATTTTCACCACGAGTTTGATTTAATTGTTTAGAGTACTCACTATCTACAAAGTAAAATTTTCTAGCATCACCTATAATACTTTTTAACAAACCATTAGCATCAGTAACATTGTCTGCAAAGGTAGAATATACCATATTGCCTTCATCCGGATCAGGTCTACCATTACTAGTAAATATTTGATACGAACCAGACTTTGATGCCCTTCTACCATAAGTATCAGATACCATAAATCTTACTGCACCAAATCCTTTATTACCTGCTATTAACAACCATGTGCCAGGACTATCTTTGAGATCAGTCCATTTAGGTCTGACTGCAGGTTCAGGTTCAACATCATGTCCCAAAGCTTCTTTAGAATGTAGTTGTTTTAATACTTCCTGTGCGCCCGGTCCAGTAAATTGTGCCATTGCGGTACTGACTTCTGAAACTATGCTTTCGCATAATTGTGAAAAATGCTTATAATCATCCATATATGTATTTATTCTTTACTAATCATTTACGTCCTATAATCATATAGCGTTTATAACCATTAGTTTCATATTGTATGTTTGTCACACCGGAATATATCAAATTACTCAGATTAAACCGTTCAACTAATTCATCCAAACTATTTGTTGTTTGTTTAATAAACCACGGAAAGTCTGGATCTTTCATATTAGTAGTTTGAACACATACTAAACTACTTTTTGGTACTGAATTATACCAATTATTGCTATCCATTTGGTCTATACTACAATTGATAAAGATACTGTTTACACATGTACTATAATCATAGTTATTCACATCCTGTACATGATTATAAACTTTAGGAGATTCATATTTCCACATGTCACATACTTTATTGGCATTACTTATTGCTTCTGGATTTATATCATAACCATGAACTTCATAATAGAATGTAGGTTTACGTGTAAGTAGCATGAATGCTAATAGATTATCCCAACATCCAAGAATATGTAATGAGGGTTTGCTAATACATTCACGGTATATAGCTGTTTCTAGTTCCTCACATAACCATATTTTGCTTTTAATTAATCCATGATAAAAAGATTCATGTGTATCAAATTTAGTTGAATTTGTCATTTTCTGTTACAGGTGTGTTTAATAGTGTTTTAATGGTGTTATTCCATTTAATAAGTGGGATAGTAGGTTTTAATTGTTTAATTAACTCTATTTTATACTTTATTAGATTAAATGAATTAGTTTTATTATGTTCCCATCCATAACTTCTTAATCTAGGTTCTAATTCAGAGTACATAGTTTGGTACATCCTTGATTTGAAATTAGATACGGATGATTCATTAACTGTATGATTGTTCAAATGTATTTGTATTAGTTTACAACTAGATTCCAAACTATACCCAACCATATTTCCAATTCCGTGTATACCTTTATCAGTCATAAATCTTTCATAACTAGAAAACTCTAGTCTACTAGGTGATAATACTTTATTTTCTTTATTGATTTGTACCCAAGGCCAATCACCGCCCATAATAGGGAAATAATTACATTGTTCAATTAACCATAAATGTGTTGCTACATGAGGTTCTGTGATATAATAAGGTGTCAAATAAGGTAAATGTTTACCATTCTGAAAAAAGTTATCGGCATCTAATTCAACAAGTTTATGAATTATATTATGTTCTCTACAAAACTTCTCAGCATAATATAAATCATGTGTATTAATGATTAACCCTTCTATTTTAATAACTAATGTCATTGCTATCACTGGTATACTGTTTTTAATACAGGATAACAATACTAATTCACTATCTAATCCACCACTATATAATACCTCTACATATTTGGTCTGTCTATTTGATAAATGGTCATTAAATATGTCCGTAATATCACGACCATATTCAAATGGAACATCTAATAATTCTGTGGTAAATTTATGAGAATTTTCTCCTAATTCTAGTGTACATTTCTTGAACCCATTTAATCCAACATTCCATTCAATAACATTTTTCATGATAATATTTAGTGGTTAAAAAAAGTCGCTAAATAATAGCATATTTTGAATTTATGCTAAATACGAATAACACAACTCTGAGGCTAAAATGCTACACTTTATCAAAGATATCACACACAAACTATTAGAATTTATTAAAGACGACCCAGTAAGACCTGAAATTTCAGCCGATTTTAGAGTTAGTAATGGGAGATTAGTTGCCGCATTAACCGATGAATCACAAGATAATCCGGACGCTATGGTATGTGTTAGTTTCCATGATTTTATTCCAGAAAATGTAAAAGATTTAGATAACACTACACAAGTACCGACAACCGCAGTATTCTATACTATATGGAGTTATAAAGCCGGTAAAGGTGCTGAGTTATTATATAGAGCGGTTAAGGGCATTCAGGAACAATATCCAAGTGTTACTAGATTTGTAACATTAAGTCCTAAAACTAATATGGCTAGGAGATTTCATTTACGTAATGGGGCTATTATTTTTAGAGAGAATATAGAAACAATTAATTATGAATATACACCGATAGTAAATACAGATAATAACTCGGAGAATAATAATGAGCAAAGAGAATCTATTAATAGTTAAAGAAGTAGAAGATGACGATCCGGAAATGTGGCAATTTGAACATAGTGCCATTATCGCATCAGAATTCATTAATGATGTATTATTATCTCAATTAGATAAATTTGAACTGGATAATGATGATGATACTTATATATATGGTATTGCAAGTCATGGATTATTTGTTTCATTAATAGCCCGTTTAGGAGAAATGGGTTATACAGAAAAAGAATTACGTAAAGAAATTAAAACGTGGCTTAATACAAGTGTAGGTCAAGTAATTCACTAATACTTAAGTATTACATTTTTAAGAAACAAAAGTACTCATTTAGCCCCCTCAGGGGCTTCAAAATCGCTAGAATACTCAGGTATACACTCTGATACACTTCTAGCGATTTTTGCCAATATTTGACAATAAATGGGCTTTATGCTACACTGTCTTTACAGTAGAAGAAAGGAAGACGATATGTCAAAGTATACTTTCATTGTTAATCCCAAAGTCAAAGAGATTTTGGAACTTGCTGATAGTCTCCGTACATGTTTGGAATATCCCAACAGCGAAAACTCAAGGGATGAGCGCCACTATTCAGAGCATTTTGAAGCTAAGATCCTAGAAGTTATCAAGCGTAAGAAATAAGTATTATACGCCTAAATTTGACAAATAATCAATTTGGGCGTATAATTCATCTATGAACTCAAAAATCGTCCGCAAACGCAGAACAGATCGCAATCAAGTGATATACTATATCCGTGATACAGTAACACTTGAGTACTACATCGGTTTAACAGCACTTTCATACAAAGGCAACGTGTTTTTGACACTACGCCGTCGTATGCAAAAACATATGCAACGTGCTATGACAGAAAACAAAAACTGGGGTCTGAGTCGTGCTTTGCGTGAGCGTGGTGCTGAACGTTTTATATTTGGAACATTGGAAGTTGTCCGTGGTAAGCGTCCTGCACATGCCCGTGAAACAGAATTAATTAACACATTGCAACCAGCATTAAACACATTTGGAGTAAAGTAATGAACGAAAGAATTAAAGAACTTATTGTACAGGCTGAGGATTATGCGGCAGAGCAACATGCTCCTTATACACACTATCAACGTATGTTGAGGTACGAAATTTTTAAGGAGAAGTTCGCCGAATTGATTGTGAAGGAATGCGTAACAATTATGACTGATGCTAGTGATTCTAAGTTGCGTCTTAGTGATGCTATTTGGAATACAAAGATACATTTTGGAGTTGAAGAATGAACGAACAAATTGAAAAATTGATGTATCATGCAGGACTTACAGCACAAGGATGCTGGGATGAAATGGATGACTATGACCGTAAGGCTATTGAAAAGTTTGCCGAATTGATTGTGAAGGAATGTATTCAAGTTTTAGATCCAGGCGGGCATCAATTGATAGCACGTTTTCACGCAAGACAATGGTTGTCAGAACATTTTGGAGTAAAATGAAATTAAACGATATATTACAATGGATTGGGGCAGTATTCATTATTGTTGGCCATATCTGTAACTCTATTGGACCTAGTGTTTATCCCTACAATATTGTAGCATTTACGTTAGGTACAATTATGTTTTTGACATGGACAATACGTGTAAAGAATAATCCACAATTAGTAGTGAATGTGGTAGCAATAGTCACCTGTTTAATTGGTTTAGTTAACGCTTGGAGATAAAATGAACAAATTAGTTAGAGATGGAATGGTTGCTGTATTGTATAGTCCTGACTATGGTTCAGGATGGTATACATGGAACCCAAATAACCCTGAATTGTTATTTGATCCTGCTATCGTTCAATTGGTAGAGGAAGAAAAGTTTGATGAATTGAAAACGTATGTTACACTAAAATATCCCAATATATATGAAGGTGGTATGTGGGAATTGAAAGTAGCATGGATACCTAAAGGTACAATGTTCAGAGTAAACGAATATGACGGTGACGAATCAATAGAATTGAAAGATGATGCGGATTGGTTTACGGCATAAGTAAATTATTAGGGAGGCTGATTGATGAATAAAAAGATTAAAGACCTTGCAAAAGAGGCCGGCTTTGTTACTTGGGCTAATGAACCACATGGCCCGGGTAAAGGTAATATTGATTGGTCTAGTTCCTATGATAAAGAATTAGACAAGTTTTATGAATTGGTTGTTCGTGAATGTGCCAAAGAAGTTAACAATGTGTACAAACAAGGTGGTGGCACTTATGCTGAAACTATTTTAAAAAAAATGAATGTTAAATTAAAATGATACTTTATATAACTAACAAAGCTCGTACAGTTTTTCTTCCGTATGAAGAAGGTATGATTGAGTGGCTACATGAAAATTATCCCTTTAGTCAATATAGAATAGAAGAATATGAAAAGTAAAGAAGAAATTATTACCGATATGTGTTATACATATCGCCATGATTATGGATTAGATAAAGATCCGTCAAGTCCATCATGGTGTGCAGGTATGACACCTGAAGAACGTAAAGGATTGTATAACACCATGAAGCAAATTTATGAAAATAATATTGAACCATTAATTAACCATGTAGGAGAAAAGAAATGACAACAGATAATCGGGTAGAAATTGAATTAGATTTAAATGAGCATGAACTATATATGTTAGCTATGGAAGCGCATAAACGTGATATTACACTAAATAAGATGATAGAGAGTATCTTGCAGGAAGTAATTGACAAACATAAAGTCAACGGAACACTTGCCTAATACGTTATATAAGTATAGGAGATAGATATGAAAAAAATTCTAGTAGCATTGTCATTATTAGCTGTAACCGGAACAGTAATGTCACAACATCACGGACACGGTTTTCGTCATCATGGTCATCATTATGGTCATCATCGAGGCATGGGTTGGTGGGTAACCCCTGTGGTTGTAGGAGCGATAGGTTATGAATTAGGTCGTCAACAGATTATCGTACAGCAACAACCAGTTGTAATCCAACAACAAAATGTACCGCCTAGTATAACATGTACTGACTGGAAAGAAACTCAAGGATTTGATGGTAAAATTTATAGAGAACGCACCTGCACACAGTAACCAAAATCACTTGTATAATATCGTTCATTATGTTACAATATGCATATGAACGATATTTTTTATGGAATTTTTAATTGGATCAAAGATGACTACCGTACTCATCCTTTTAGGTTTATCATTGAGTTGCTTGCTTGGGGCATTAGTATTGGGTGTTCGATTGCCATGGCACTTACAGTCCCCAATCCGCCTTTACTTACTTTGTACCCTATTTGGATCATCGGCTGTGGTCTCTATGCTTGGGCTAGTTTTACTAGGAAATCTTTTGGCATGTTGGCTAACTACTTGCTACTTGTAACAATCGATAGTGTTGGATTAATAAGGATGGTTATATGATAAACAAACTAGAACAATATAAAAAATACTTTGCCTTTACTGGCACATCATCACGAAGTGAATACTGGGGAGTATACTTAATTAGTTGGCTTTTACTAGGTCTGACTAGTTCAGTAGCTTTTATCTTATTTGTATTAAGTTTACCTTTTACTATTGTAGTAATAGGAATAATTGGTTGGATTGTATCACTTGCAGTAATTTGTGCAGGCAGTGTACTATCATGCTGGCTATGGATTGCTACCACAGTTAGACGTTGCAACGATGCCGGAATCAGTCCTTGGTTTGCTATTACTATACTATTGCCCCCGCCATTCGGCACTATCCCTGTCGTTGTATTTGGGTGCTTGAACCCTGATACTACTGCCAAAATTTGACATAAATACGTTTCCCGTGCTATAATATGCATTATGAAACGAAAAATCTTATCATTCACTATTGAACAGCCCAAACATCGGGCACATAGAGTGTTGTTTTCTAGCGACACTCCGTTCAAACCTAAGGTCGTACAGGCTAAAAAAAGCATGTACATTCGCAAATCAAAGCATCCAAAATTTGACAATAATTCGGATCTCTGATACAATACTTGTATTGAAACTTTAAAAGGAAACTTAAAAATGTCTATGAAAACTGAAGCCGTCGCCCAGACAGCAAAAGAATTGGCACTCGCCGCAATCGCAGGATCCGCAACTATTTATTTGCTTACACTCATTCCGGTGTCAGCAGTACCTTACATTGGAATTACATTCTGTATTGCTATGTTGGTTTACGTGATGTATACTATCAATCTTGGCCGTATCCAGTATCGCAAGCATCTGGAAGACATGGAAAATTCAATTAAAAACATCAAACAATAAAAACTTGACAATAAATGGTTTTGGGTCTATAATAGAGTCTTATTCAGTCAAAAGGAGTTCTTATGAACATTAAACAAGTTAATACAGCTATCATGCAAGGTGACTTCACTAATGAAGAATTGAACAGTATCAATGATGCTATTCGTTTTGCCCGGGCCCAATTAGTGGTACGAAACAAATCGGCATTGACAGTTGGATCTAATGTTAAATTCATTAGTTCAAAGCGCGGTGCAATCTCCGGTGTTGTAAAGAAAATCAATCGTAAATTTATTATTGTAGATGAGCCGGCTAACTTCCGTAGTTGGAGAGTGCCTGCTAGCATGTTGGAGGTGTTATGAGTTATTTTGTTGGTATAGTTATCGTCATTGCCCTCGTTGCACTTGGTCCGTTATTGACTATTTGGTCATTAAACGTACTATTCCCAATACTAGCTATTAAGTACTCATTAGAGTCCTGGATAGCTGTAGTAATTTTAGGTGGATTGTTAAACATAAGGAAAGCAAAATGAGTGACTTACAAATTGACATTGTAGAAATGTTAGGGCAAGGTACACACCCTGCAACTATCTCCGCTGTCCTAGAAGTACCTGTAACCTGGGTATATGAAGTGTCCGATTCCTTAAAAAGTAAGGAAGTTTTTAGCCCGTTCAGAACGGTAAACTCCTAAATTTGACAATAAATGGTTTTGGTGCTATAATAGAATCTTAGACAGTTAAACAAAGGACTAACAAATGGCTTACATGAATCAAGAACGCAAAGCAAAGATTACACAAGCACTTAAGCCTATTTTGGCTAAGTACAAGGTTAAAGGATCTTTGTCAGTTAGCAATCATATGACTATTGTATTGACCCTAAAATCCGGTGCTATTGACTTTATTGGCAATAGCAACAAAGTCTGTGGCAATGACTTTTATCAAGTACAACGCGGTTTCAAACCCAATGATAATGGTTACGATCAGGTAAATCCGTACTGGTTTCAGGATCATTATGATGGCGATGCTAAGGCTTTCTTAACCGAAGCATTCAAGGCATTGAAATCGGCCGACTGGTATGACGAATCTGATGCAATGATTGATTACTTCAACATTGCCTACTATGTTGATGTTAACATCGGCAAATGGAACAGTCCATATATTGTTCAATAAATCAAATAATGGGTAACACAATAGTTGACAACAAATGGCTATTGTGTTATCATTATAACAGTGCTGAGGTATCGGCACATTTTTTAAACTTAGCTTTTATTTAAAGGAAATTCAAATGGCTAATCAAACTTTCAAAGTCGCTGGTATCACTACTCATGGTACTAATACAAAGGTCCGTTTCACTGATGACATGGTGCGTCGGATTAAACAATTCAGTAAAGGTGGTGCAAGTCGTATTGATTTGGTAGAGTTGCCAACTGAAATGACTAAACTTGAGGCTCTCAATTATATTGCAACACTGCCTGAGTTTGCTAGTGCTAGCGATCAAGCAACTATTGCTGATAGTATTGCAGATAAATCTAAAGGCACCACTGAAGTTAAAGTTAAAGCTTCTAAAACAAAGCCAAGTATTGATGCAATTAAAGCACGTGCAAAAAAATCTAAACAAGTGTCCGCAGAAGATATTTTGTCTGCTGTAACTGAGTAAACTTACAGGGCTTCGGCCCTTCAACTATGAATATGAATCTATCTACTTTTCGCCGTTCGTTTAACCCTCGTAGAGAATTTAATCCTGCAGATAGAAAAGATTTGCTAGAATTCAAATTTTTTAAGAAACATGGTAAATGGAAAACTGGTTGTCCGTTCTTTCTTGAGGATCCATTCGTTGAGATTCCGGCAATGTGTGAAAGTAAATTCACTAACTATATGCTAGAGAAGATGAAATAAAAAAGCCCCTTCATTGGGGCTTTTTATTGGGTTAATTTTTATTAGCCTATAAACCATCCTGTGCCATCTGAATATACAGGTACTGCATTTGCGGCACCACCTACATATGCAGAACCAAATGTAGCTACTGTAGCATCGGTAACAAATGCTCTAGCACCGGCACCAGCAGTTGCGGCAGCAGGAATATTAGCAGTAACAAATACACCTGTCTTAACTATGCTAGTCGAATTTAAGTTTCCGACATTAGCAGTACCGGATATGTTAGCAGTACCAGTAATATTAGCGCCGGTGCCAGTTATAACAAGTACATTAGCAGTGCCAACTGCACTTAATGTTATGTCACCGTTAGCAGTAGTAATAGATACATTACTATTCCCATTAACAATGTTAGATGTTGACCCAACTAAATTAGATGCCAAATATCCATTAGCAAAATTTAAATTAGCAAGTACGTAGGTAGCATCAACTCTTGTTGAGGTTAATGTACCATCAGATGGATTATATTGCAAATTGTCATCTGCGTCGATATGTAAACTCTTATCACCTGATCCTGCACTTAATACAACGTGATATGAGAAGTTATTATTAACATCTGATACATTAAGATATTGTGATAAATTAGCATTACCTACATTACCAGTTACGTTTGCACCTGCAATACCTGTTAACGCTTGACCATTACCTATAATGTTTCCTACTGTAACATTAGCATTGATAGAAATATTACCAGCTGTATTAGCAACAAGCGTCACACCGTTATTAAAGCGAATATCTGCCTGTTTGAATGGAGTGGTTGTCCCCGCTACATTTAAATTAATGAATTGCAAGTCAAGACCGTAATCAAATCCTGAGCCAGGAGTTGAGTTTTTCATACTGACACCATATGCTGAACCAGCAGTAGTCAATCCACCGTCACCGTCTAAGTAAGCAACAACAGCCGCATTTGCCGTAGTTGTTTGATCTCCTACAACACCAAGTAAACCGGTGTTAATAAATTCGCTTGCATTAGTACCAGTAACTAAGTATTGACCGGTTACACCGGCTACATAATTGCGTGTTTTAGTTAGATTGCTACCTGTTACACGACCACGCACTGCTTGTGCGCTCGCCGGATCATTTGCATCATTGCTACCAAATGCTGAATCAATTGCTAATATACTACGTACTCCAACTGTTGCACCACCGCCAACTGTATTAGCATTACCGGTTACATTTGCATAACCATTTGGAATATCAATGTTACCACCGGTAATATTACCTGTCGTTGTAATTGTGTTACTACCAAACGCACCCATTAAACTTACTACATTACTATTACCATATGTAGTTGCATCACTTACCCAACTTAATACTCCACTACCGTTAGTAGATAATACTTGACCTGCAGTACCACCGGTAATTGTTACATTACCTACTGCACCAAGATTAGATGTAGCAGAAACAGTTAATGTAGTTAATGATGATAGTCCAGTAGAACTTAAATTATAAGTATATACTCCACCGGTCACATTGACATTACCAGCACCTACATTGCCGGTAAATGTTGGTAGATATGCCGCAACATTACTATCAGTATATTCATTACCTGCATAGTTATTAACCTTATATGTATTAACTGTTTGATTAATTGCGCTCACAGATACTGCTTTAGGGCTTGTGTATATTGTTACTACATCACCTGGATCATTACTAGTGGATGATGTAACAGTAACTGAATTACCTGCTGTTGCTTGTGTAGCCTGATTATATGTTACTGTTCCACCTGAGACTTGTGGTACAAGTCCTCTAGATACTGAACTACCGGTTGATGTTGCTGTGCCGGTTGAAGTATTAACAGTAGCAGGAGCTGTTCTTGCAACTGATGGTGTTTGTGTTTCTAATGATTTAAGTATTACTGGATCGGATCCGCCGATCATTGGTGATGTTGCCATTATAATGGTCCTTTAATTGTTATAGTAGTATTTAGTCTAAATTGTTACTTATGGGTTGTTAACTGACTTAATTATCCAATAATCACTACTCATACTAGTATTTGTAACTACATTAAATGGCATATAGAAGTAACCTTTATGACCCCAATTTGTACCCCAGCTGTTTCTTGCAATAAAAACTTTTTTACGCTTATCATATCCAACTAGTAGTACAGCATGACCACCCAACAATCGTTCACGTCTGGTATTAGGATACGGCATATTACCAGTCCTTGCTACATTAGCAGACATAAAACTAGTATATACATGAAAACCCATTATAACTGGATAGCCATTTGTTAATGCATCTATACAGCCATTAAAGTTTGTTACTCTTTCATAACGTGTTACTTTACGATTTAATGCATCATTCTTTGCTTCAGTAATAGGTTCTACTTTAAATTTACTTATATCATGTGGCCATAATGATTCTAAACTTGCACCATAATGATTTGTTGCTTTGATACCGTCACGAATATAAGCACCACTATCATAATTTATTGTACCAAGTATTAATCTTTCATAGTAATATATGAATAGCCTGCTGATATCTTTATAATTACCATTACGTTTATTTAGTAGTTCTATAGCACCTGCAATTGCCTGTCCGGTACAGCTACCAAGACTACCTTGATTTTCAATTGGACTACAATAACTTCTTAAATCTACAATATTAGGACTTGCTTTAGATGTTATTTGATATTTGTAATCTCTAGTATCTACTTTATCAGCTTTCCATATTAATGAAAATGTGTCAAGTGTCCTAGGTATGACTTTTTTGTCGGCAGGTAGATTGAAGGTATGATCCTCGTCAGTGTTTATTATTGTTCTTGGATCTTGTTTCATTTTATTTCTTTTGTCTCATCTTATCCCAGAGGTCTGACTAACCTAAGTCAATATCTATTTCACCTTCAAAAACTATTGCCATTTGTTATCCTTATGCTAATCGTTCAATACTTACGCTGTACAAGTTAGCACTTGTATTAGCAATCATACCAGTTACACGCCATGTACCTGAACCACCACCTTGATCGGTAACATTCAATACCGCAGTATCACCGTCATTGGTAATAGCGCCACTCATAGCAAAGCCATTACCTACCCCAGTTACAATTGGTACATTTATCCAACTACTTACTGCTAAAGCACCAGTGCTCATTGTTTGCGACTGTCCAGCCATTGTCATATTGCTTGTTGCGGCACCAATATACAATCTTATTGGAGTACCGCCGACGTATGCGTTTAGATTATCAAGCGTAACAGCAGTATTAGAACCACTAATAGTATTAGCACGGCGCACCAAGTTTGTACCTACACCTTGAGCTGTCACGTTACCAGTAGCACTAATGTTATTACCTGCAATGTTACCATTGCCGCTAATACCCACAGAGTTAGTAATACTGAATCCATTAATTGTTGGGGCAGGACTTGCACCGCTTGATACTAATCCACCTGATACAATAATTTGTCCACCTGTCGGTAGTGTCAAGTTACCACTTTGGTCAAATGTCCAATCAGAATAAGTTCCTGGTGTAACTGTAGGTACACTCAACATCATACCATTGCTGCCGTCGTCACCTATAACAACATCATTTGGTAAGACTATATCGCCAGTATTTACAAACGACCAAGTCGCAGTAGTGTTACTACTATCGCTAACTATCGTCACATTACCATGAGCATATAGATTTGCGTTGGAATCGCCGATTAGACTTAATCCCGTGATATTTCCAGTATCATTTGCTTCAAGTGTTATGCTTACGTTAGCAAGAACGCCTGTAGTGTCTGGTAGAGTTAAGTTACCATCATCACCGAACTGCCATTGATATGTGGTATTTCCTGTATCAGTATAAATGTTGACAACAGTGTTTGCTTCAAAATTAATAGCCTCTGCCGCTTGAACTTCAAAGTTATTTGCGGCTGTATCAATACGAGGTGTGCCCGGGAATGTTAATCTACCGTCATTAGCAAACTGCCAAGTATAACCTACACCACTATTTGAGCCACCGTTATATACACTAATGTTTGCACCAGTAGTTGTTGCGTCAATAGTTGTAAATATGTTAGGATCATTTGTGTTACTTACTGATTGTAAACTTGCTGTACCGCCAGTACCAGAACTCATAGACTGTAAGACTACATTAGAACCAAAACTTCTTATTGTAGAGTCATTTGATACTTGTAATGTGTTACCATCAAACTGCCATTGATTGTTAGTGCCTAACATATCTAAGGTGATTGTAAACGAACTACGATCTAGTGATGTTTCTGATAGATTGTTACCAATGCCGTCGGTAATAGTGTTGCGTAGTGACCAGCCGTCATCATCTTCATCTTGAACAACTATGTCTAAATTTTCATTGATAGTTTGAGTAATGCCACCGCTATTAACATTGATATTACCGTTAACAGGCAAGTTCAAGTTTCCAGTTGTATCAAATGTCCAAGTGCCAGAATTAGCGGCGTAATCGTCAGCGTTGATTACTACGTTGCCGTTGGCTTCTAACTTTACATACCTACTGTCAGCACCAAAGTATTGGTCATAAAATTCGTTGTTACCTGTGTCAAGGTGTATGTGTGTAGGAGCATCACCGCCGCGCACTCTCAAGTATTGTACTGCGCTATTAGCAATACTAGCATTTCCAGGGGCCAAATATAATCCGCCACTGCCATCATTGCTACCAGTGCCTAAGACGATTTGATTATTAAATGTGACATTGCCTGTATTAGCACCACCTCCGCCTGTATATGCAGTAGTTTGCACTGTATTGTCAGGGAATTTAATGCCTGAACCAGTGCGTGTTAAGTGGAAATAATTAGCAGAATGATCAAATCTAGCAAATTCATTAGCAATCAAAAATCCGCCCGTAGAAAAAATAATATCTTTTACCGTACCATCAGTACCAGTCGCAATAACTAAATTACCACCGTAACTTCCCGCAAACGTATTAACAAAGAAATAACCATCACCGGCGCCAGTTATAGTATAATTAGCATCATCAAAAGCTGAACTAGTAAATCCAAAGTCTGCCCAACCTTGTTCTTCTGTGCCGTCATCACCGTATGCTACCCAATCAGCACTACCTGAATCTGTTGAATTCTTTAATACGGCTTGTACATAATCATTGCCACCATGGAATGCAATTAATGTAGCATTATTAAATCCAATAGCGTCAGCACCAGATCCAACAAATAAACTATGACCACCAACAATAATATTTCCAAATGAATGTATTTCACCACCGGAATGTATATTTCCTAATACACCTGCACCACCTCGTACTTGTAGTGCTCCGGTATTAGGATTAGTAGATACTAGATTACTATTAATATTTGCTACACCATTAGAAAGTAAGCCAGCTGAATATAAATTACCAGTAGCAATGACATTACCTGCACCCACGTTACCAGTGAATGTAGGTAAATAGTTTGCAACATTAGTATTGCCGTAACTTGAATTAGCATCAGTGGTCCAACTTAAAGTACCGTTACCGTTAGTAGATAACAATTGTCCAGCTGTACCACCTGCAATATGTAGATTACCAACAGCTCCTAAAGTTACGTTTGCTGTATTACTAAAATTAACAGTACCGGCTGCATTACTCACAGTCAACCCTGTTAAACTTCCAGTACTGGTAATATTTGGTTGTGCATTAGTAGTTACAGTAGCCGCAACAGTTGCGGCGCCAACTGCCACGTAATTGCCACCTGCCCCACTAAGTATTACATTAGCTATATTACCTAAAACAGTTTTTTCTGTTGTGGGTGTACCGGACATATTTACTACAGGAAAAACTGTAGTACTTGCTAAGTTAGCTCCAATATTAGTTAGTTCTGTTATTTTAATCGTTGTCATTTTTATTTTCCTAAATTCTTATATCAAATTGGCCCATGCGCCATTTTCATACCCTTGAAATTTATTAAGAGTTGAATTGTAAACCATATCGCCGTTGGTTGCACTTAGATTGGCAATTTGAGCACTTGTTAATCTACCTAATTTAAATATTCCATTTACAACTACATTTCCTGCGTTGACATTACCACTAACAATTAATGATGATAATGTACCAACACTTGTAATATTTCCTTGTGCCCCTAATGTGACAGTTTGTGCAGTTGTAGCAGTAATAGCACTTCCAGCAGAACCACTAGTGGCAGCATAAGTTGCAGTACCGGCACTGCCAGCTGATGTGGCAGAGCCAGCAGTATTTGCATATGTTGCATTAGCTACCCTACCGGTAATATTTGCTGCCTGTATATTACTTAAATTATTACCACTACCTATAAAATAATTGGCGCTTATCGCATTTGCACCGCCTACATTTCCTGCATTAATATTACCACTAACAATTAATGATGATAATGTACCAACACTTGTTATGTTAGGCTGTGCTACTGTTGTAACTGTTCCTGCGGTGCCCGAACTGTTTGCATATGTTGAGTTTGCTACTGTACCCGAAACGTTAGCACCAGCTACACTATTAGCAGTTGTTGCATATGTTACTGCACCTGTTACATTTGCACCGGCTACACTATTTGCAGTTGTTGCATATGTTACTTCACCTGTTACATTGGCACCTGGAATAGAAGTCAATCCAGTAGCCGCTCCGTAATGATTACCTGTTATATTGGCACCATTAACATTACCGGTAACAATCAAACTTGTTAATGAACCTAAACTAGTTATGTTTGGCTGTGCGGCAGTAGATAATGTTCCGGACAATAAAGTGCCTGACAAATTATTTACAACTAAATTTCCGTTAAGTGTAGATGTGGTATCAGAAATTATTAATACATTTGCAGTACCGTTAACACCGATAGTTACATCACTATTTGCACCTACTATTACATTGCTATTACCATTTGTTAATTGACTACCTATAATTACACCATTACTAATATTAGTAATTCTACCATAAGTATCAACAGTAATATTAGGTAATGTGTAATTTCCGGAAGTTACACCAGAATTAGCTAAATCAATTGATATGTTACCAGTTGTTGTTACAGGAGAATTAGTTACTGTAAGACGTGAGGATGATACTGGAGTAACACCTACACTAGTGACTGTTCCACTACCAGAACCACCGGACGAATTAATTGTTACATTTCCGTTAGCACTATCAATTGTGATATTTGTTCCGGCAATAATACTAAGTACACCGGTATTTGTAATTCCCACTGTTGCTGTATTAGAATTAGCAACTACATTTATACCAGCATTTCCGGTAAATGTAGGGAAAGGTGTAGCAGTATTAGCTATTACAGCAAAGTTATTTTTAGTCTTATTAAAGGCGGTATATAGGCTATCACTACCCGTAGATTCGTTCTGTAATCCAATATCAATTACTTGTAATCCTGAAATTGCCATAATTTAATCCTTATTATGTATTTATCAATAAGGACTAAATGTGATATTGTCAGGACGGACTAAAACTCGATCCGCATCCGCATGTTGTTGCCGCATTAGGATTATTGATTTTAAATTGTGAACCGTTCAAATCTTCAACATAATCTATGCTTGCATTGGTTAAATATTGTGCTGAAATACTATCAACTAACAAACTTAATGATCCTGCAGGTATCTCAAAATCATCCTCATTTTGTTCTTCATCTATGGTAAAACCATACTGCATTCCACTACATCCGCCACCTTGAACAAATACACGTATCTTAGCTTTAGGATTGTTTTCTTCCGCTAAAATATCGGCTATCTTTATAGTAGCATTCTCTGTTATTTCTATCATAAACTCTTACCCCATCTTGTATTAATTACATTCCAATTGATGATTTTCCATTGTTCTTTTAAATACTTTTTCTTGTCTGCACCATAATCAAGTATCCAGGCATGTTCCCACCAATCAATCAATAGTAGAATATCATTTCTTACTTCATGGTTTTTAATTGTTTTTATACTACCATCATATGCTAGATATATCCATCCAGAACCCTGTATCTTCATTGCTTCTTCTTCAAATTTTGACTTCATATCGTCAAATGTTTTGAAATGTTTATTGATAAATCCGTACATAGGCCCGTTTGGTTTATTATTATTTCTAACTTCACGGAACTGAGGGAATAATGTGTTATGCAAGAAAGCACCTGCATAATTGAAATCTTTGTCGCCCTCACCCTTATTATAACGTTCTGCATAGCCCTTGGCTAGTTTTTCGTAATGTAGGTCTAGTGTATCCTGGCTTAATACAGGTTTAACCTCACTCGCAGTGAAGTTTAGTGGTATTATTTCTATGTCTTGAGGTTTAGCTTTATCCTCAAGTAATTGAATTATATCTCTCATAACATATATTTATCGTATGAAAGACTATTGGGAGATTAACGTCGGCGCACGATTCGGCCTTTAGTTAAGTCATAGGGACTAAATTCTAATTCTACTGTATCCCCGAGTAGAACTTTAATATCATGCTGGCGCATTTTACCAGAGATATAACCCATTACATTTGTGTCATTTATTTTGACACGAAACATGGCGTTAGGTAACACATCAGTTACCGTTCCGTCCATTCTTAAACCTTCTTCTTTTGCCATTTGTTTTGCTTTAAGCTCCTTTTTAATTTCTACGCATAGTACTGATAGCCTTTGCTTCCTCATCACTAAAGACGGGAACAGCATTAGACTTATGCATTGTTCCGATACCAAGAATCTTAGTACCAGTGTATTTTGGAATATCTTTAGTACGAACCGCACCCTTGTGACCTGTATCTAAACTACCAATTCGTACAGTTTCACGACCTACAGGTGCGGATAACGTATATGATAATGGTTCAGCCGCTAACGCCCGTTTGCGCTTTTTGTCATCGGCATCAACTTCCCATTTTTTCTGTAGTTCTTTCCAGTCGGCATCAAGCTGACGGGCTTTTTGTGCCTCTGCGCTATTGCGAAACTTAACTTTACCTTTGCGTTTACCGCCCATAGTTAGTGCGGGATGTGCTAAGTGCATGGTCATGATGTATGTGTCATAGTTATTAAACAGTTTCTATTATAGCAAAATATGGATTATTTGTCAAATCTTACTTCTTTAAGATTGCCCAAACCTTCTCTTTTTCTATGAGTTCTTGCTCTAGTTCTTTATAGCGTTTAGCCAGTTCTTTTAGTTCATTCCATCTATCTTCTAGTTCAGGATTTGGGTGAAGAATCGCTAATCTTTCTTCAATTTTTTCAAACATATCAGATAGGCTTTTGCCCTTGATAGTTACTTCACCTTCAAAGTTAGCATCACCTTTAACACTAAGTGAATTGCCTTTAAGGCTAGGTTCTGCTATAATAGTGTTTGATGTACCATTTATTCCCCAATATAAACTTCCACTTGAAGTATTATTAGATGTAGTAATAGTAACCGGTGGACCAGTAACTGTATTAAATGAATCACCTATCATAGTGTTATTGTAAGTTGGATAACTCATTTATGTGAACGTTTTAAAATATATTTGCCCTGTTCATCAATAGCAAATTCAATCTCATCACCTTCACTCCATCCTAATTGTGCTAGTAATTGCGGAGGGATAGGTAATAATAAATCACCCGTGACTTCATCTTCTTGGGTAATTACTTCATAACGGGTTTGATCTTGACCTGGTTTAGACATACTATACTTATCTAGTTAAATAGGGTGCATAAATCTTTTCTAGTTCTTTAATAGTATGTTGTGTATTACTATCTTCATGTTTCACAGCAATTCCATCTGCTTTGCTCCATGCATCTAAATACTTACCAAAATCATCTACTAATACATTCTGTTCATTATCTTTTTTAGCATATTTGTATTTTGCAGCCGTAAAGATAGCATTATTGCTAGTACCAGGATTATGTTTATCTAACCAATCTTTTTTAGCTTGTATACTAGAACTAGCATAAGGACCACGTAAGGGAGCACTTAATACAGTGAATGGAATCTTATTTTGGTGCAACCATTGAATGATTTGCATTCCACCTTGTAGTGGTTTTAAATCATGGAAAAAGTTGTATACTTCTTTTGAACTACTATTTGCTAATTCATTAATGGCATTTTCGGGATGAGCTATTTCTTTATAGTGAGTAAGACCGTGACGTTGTGCCCAAGCCCCAAAAAAGTCAGCCTGAACCCCATCCATATCTAGGTAAAGATGAGGCATCCCTTTAGTTGTATTTTCCATTAAATCCTTAATTTTCATTAACTTATTATATCACAAAAGGTAAAACAAGCCAAATGCCTTGGGTTAATAGCATTGTTCCAAAAATACTGACACCAATACTTCCCCAAAACATACGCTTATCTACAGCTAAAATACTAGCAGATAATAACACAATTGCTAACTGAAATGCCATTGCGGCAAAGGTTAACCATGGTGTATGTTTTTTGGCTTCATCACGTTCAGCTTCAATCTTTAATGCTTTAGCCATTAATTCTTTTTTACCCTCACCTTTGTCAGGTTCAGATTCATAACGTGCAATCTTAGCTTGTAATTCTTCTCTGCGTTTTAGATCGGTAGTAGCTTCTAATTGTCCTTCAGCAATACTTTGTTTGATAGATTTAGCTTGGTAAAAGTTCCAAGTATCGTTTGCTTTGATTGTGTTAGATAATATTTTGCCACTGAATCCGCTAGACATATAGGTTGTAATTGCTAATAATAATGCAATAACAGTAATTACCCAACCGGCTCTATCTTTAATCTGTGCTTCACGTTCACTACGTGATAATGTTTTTACTTCTGCCATGTTATTTCCTTTTAGTATGACTCATGCTATTTTATTGAATTTAATCAATTAAATATATATTTATACCCAATCAGAAGGAGAAGCCGATGAGTTGGTTCAAGCATAAACCCAGACCCAAAACACCCCCAAAATTACATGCACATCATTCAAGTCCTATATCAGAAAAGATATTAAAAGAGACAAAACTTGAAGTTACTGGTGTAAAAGCTAAGTTAGCAGAACAAGAAAAAAAGAAGAAATGACTAGTAGAGAACTACAATTAATGTACCAACAATGGTGCCAGGGAAATGATAATTATGGTTTTCGTTGGTTAGATTTTGTTGAAATGGCAGCAAGACAATTTAAACAACCAGAAAGTGAAGTTCTTAGAGAATTACAGAAACATTATTGGTTTGTAAAAAATAATAAATAACTTTCTAAGACATTTAATCAACTTACGGTAAAATTTGATTAGCATAATATATACCGCTATTATTATATAATAGTTAAAATAGGAGAACCATGTGAAAGCAATTTACCTTACCATTGGATTGATATTATTATCAAATATATCCCACTCACAAGAATTAACAGAAACTATAGAAACAGAATTCCCCTGTTATAATACAACGGAACTCTTTAAAAGTCTTAGGGAGAAATATAAAGAAATGCCACTACTAACAGGCAAGGTATCTGATGAAGCTAAATCAACACTTAGTGTTTGGATGCACCCTATAGAAAAGAATTGGACAATTGTTGCTACTAAACAAGATAGTAGTTGTATTGTTGGTATGGGAACTGATATTAAAATAATTAATTACAAGATGGGAACATCAATATGATTAAAAAACTAATAACAATACTAACATTAATAGTTTCTTCAGTACACGCTTCACCGTTAACGGCACAAGCTTGGATAGTAGCAGATCATAGTGGAAGAATATTTGAAGCTTCTAATATGCATGAAATACGTAGCATAGCTAGTATCACTAAATTAATGACTGCTATGGTAATACTAGATAGTGGTCAATCATTAACAGAAATAATTCCAAAAAAACTGTACAACAAACAACTAACAAGAGAAACATTAATTGATTTGGCAATCGTTAAATCAGATAACAATGCAGCCAAATTGTTATGTGAGTACTATCCGGGAGGATATAATAATTGTATTAATGCAATGAATGCTAAAGCAATATCATTACAAATGAATAACAGTGCTTTTACTGATCCTACTGGATTACTATCTACAAATGTTAGCACCGCACAAGATTTAATTAAACTAGTATTTGCGGCTAGTAAATATCCACTAATAGTAGAAGCAAGTAATATGGACGCGGTACGATGGACAATTAATAAAAAGAAAATAGCAGAATTTAGAAATACTAACACGCTAGTAGGACCAAATAATTCATTTCTAGTAAGCAAAACAGGATGGATTACTAAATCAGGTGGATGTATTGTTATGATGATAGATACCGCAAATGGAATCAGGACCGTAGTCCTGTTGGGTTCAAAGAATACTAAAACTCGTATCCCAGAAGCAAAGATGCTATCTATGCTTTATTAATTTTTAGGTCCGTACTTTGTGATATCTTTCTTAGGTACATAGTCAACACCAGGTACCGGACTATAATCTTTAGTAAGACTAGGTATCATTTCATCACCGTACTTCAAGGTAATATAGCTGAATGTACCGCTATTCGTAGTTTTTTGCATTCCAATCATTAAATGTCTATACCAAGATATTTTCATATCAACCACTTTTTTAATGTTGGTGTCTGTTAGTATATCAGTAAAGTCGTTGTTTTCACGGTAAAAAGTATAATATTTCATTTTTTCCAAAGTATAAAGTTTATGTAATCGGATTCTGTTTCAAAATAGAAATTATATAATCCACCATCACTTCCGCCTGCAAATTCTAGACAATTATATCCCCAATCATTGGCACAGTTTCTTTGACACCATTCAATGATTGATTTTAATTGACCGTAGCCGATTGACATTTCAGTTTTGTATTGGGTATCGGGTGACACTTACTCCGCCTTGTTCTAAAAATTCTAATCCTTTTGTATCTCTATATGATTCTCTATAAAAGACATTTTTGATACCAGATTGATATATAGCTTTTGCACAGTGTATGCAGGGTGCATGTGTAATAAACAATGTAGCATCTTCACTAGATTCAGTACTTGTTGCCACTTTCATCAAACAATTCATTTCCGCATGTAATACCTCATCCTTAGTAACTAAACGATATCTACGATTACTTTCTACAGTACTATCATATTCTTCAAATGGATATAAATTTCCATCCCAAGTATCACCGGGCATGTATTCTTTATATTCACATTCATTAGTCCATCCAGTTGGCATTCCGTTGTATCCTGTACCTAGAATCTTATTACCTTTAACGATAACTGCGCCAACATTTAGTCTGATAGCTGAACTTAGCTTACTAGTTAGGTCAGCAATATCCATGTAATAGTCTATAAATTTTTGTTTCATTTAACGTAGAATTTTTTAATATGTGCTTTTGCACTAGGGTCGGGTAATATACTTAGTACGTAATTTGGTTCATCATACTTTTTACAAAAGGCTTCACCTATTCTAGTATCACCTTTGAGTTCTTCAAACAGAAACCCTTTGCAAAAACTTTCAAACTCTTGTTTACTAATTTTAAAATCTTTTTTACCTTTACCTAGAGTTTGTAAGTCTAGTTGTTGCGCCATTTTATCAAACATTAATTAATCCCACAAAGCTCTAAAATATTTACCAAACAAATCCAAACCTTCTTGGATACGTTCTTCATGTAGTTTATGCCCTTCAGCATCATACCAATGTGCGTCAGGATCTTTATCAACCATTTGCCATGTATCTTCCATTTTACCTGTTACAGGATTAGTATATGATTTATCACTTTTAATCCAATCATACGCACTATCACCATGATGATATTTGTCCCCATAATCTTCAAATGCAATTTGTTGAAAGGCCCAAATCATTTTATCTAATGTTTCATCCCAGCGTTTAGCACCTTCTTCCCATGCCGCATCGTGTGATTCAACATAGAAATCAAAACTTTGTTGACTACTATATTCTTCGCCACCAACGTCTACAAAGTCATTAGGGATACCTTGTTTAGTTTGTTTTAGTTGTATCAATGCTGGATAGATAATAATAGCTAGAGTGTGGTCTAAACTCCAAGTATCAAATCTATCAATTTGTACATTGATTTTTCTGCGAGTCCCTTTGTTAGGGTACTTGCCAATATTTACTTTCATACTTTTTCCGTTACCTTGCCTTCAATAAATGCAACAAAATAATCTCCGTGCTTTACTGTAGCATATTCAATTTTCTTGTATTCTCTACTTAGTTGTGCTAGTTGCTCTAATGAAGTACCTTGACAAATAAAATCGTTTGTATCTCGGTCATATAACAATATAGTATTGTCTACCTCTTCTGTTTCTAATTTAAAAACATTGGGTCTTGATACTTCTTCCTGAATAATAATTACTGAACGAAGGTTTTTACGTAACTTATAGATAGTATAAAACTCACCCATAACCCAACCTAGAGCCAATATAAGAATAATATCTAGCAATGTCATATTATTATTTATTGATAGTTAAGTTAGACCATTTCTTTAATTTCTTAAATTTATTCTTTTTGGCCTGCTCTAATCCCATTGTAGTAATACCCACATTGTTATCTGTAATCAATTCAATCATAGCTAACAGGTCTCCTAATTCTTCTTCAAGCATTTGGATATTAGTCATTGGCTTATTTGGTTTCATTTGATCTGGTCCGAATCTAAAACACTTACTTACAGCTTGTGTAACTTCGGCACATTCTTCTTGTAAGATTAAAAGTATTTCTCTAGTATCTTCGTTCATTTTTTATTCCATCTAAAGTTGTTTAATTCTGCTACTACTTCATCTAATGATTCCTGTACTTCCCATGTACCATGAGGAGGGCAAAAAACATATGTAATATTTTCAATTATACCATCTTCTTTTTTAGCAAGATTAGGTGTATTGAATACTGTTGCAATCAAATCAATATTGATTGAAATTTTATTTCCCTTGTGTGCATCATTTGCGTTTGTTAATGTGATAAACATTATATTCCAATCATATCGGTTAAGTATTTAAAAACAATTGCAAAATTAACTGCAAAAACAATTCCATCCATGTAATACATCCATTTAGGACTATCGGT